ATTAAAAACGATATTTGGAAAGTTGAAAATGAACTTCGTAATATAGAACGAGACGAAATTACACTTGCTAAAGAAAAAATGTTAGCTAATAATACAATTACTATTCCTAGGGATGCTAATAGATTAAGTGAATTAACTACTGGTGCTGGTAAATGGGAGACAAAGAGATTTACACACCTTGAGTGGGTTGAAAATAAAGGTGGTAGAACATATACAGTAAAAGGTTATTGTGATTTAGCTAGATGGGAAAGAGGTGCTGAACAGCATTTTGAACATTTTAAAGTTAAAAAAACATATTTACAATCAGCTATTGATGATGCTTATAATGTAATTGCTAGATATGAAAGAGAATTAGCTGCAGAAACTGTTTCCGCCTAATAAAATACCCATTAAAATTAAAATAAATGAACATCCAATCCACCTTAACAAAAATTGCCGAGCAAGTATTTACAGCTAAATCTTGCGACGAAGCTAAAAAAATCGCTCTTGATTTTCTCAATGAAAGTAAAATCAATGAAGACGATAGAAAGAAAATGATCTCAGAAATTGAAACCAAAAAAGATTTAGTTAAACTTCAAATATACATAGCCAATGCGCTTTTAAAATTTGAAGGTTTGTCATTAAACTCCTAATAATATTTATTGTCGAATCACAAAACAACATATATGAAAAAAATATTATTTTTAGCCGCAGTGATGTTTAGTTTAGTAGCATGTAGCCAACAAACATTACCTTCAAGACAACCCGATCAATTACCTTCACGTAACCCAAGAATGCTTCCTTCAAGAGCATATCAGCAACCAAAAGTTACAATCAAAGGAAATAAAGTAATTATCGTTATGTCTAAACAACAATATTTAGAAATGGAAAGGAGAAAGCAAATAATGATACAAAACAAAATGCGTACTCCACGTTCCAAATTTTAAGATTTTTATTCCTTTATTTTTAATTTTAGCATTGCCCCTCAATTGAGGGGTTTTTGCTTTTATATATATTTATATCAAACATCGGTTATGGAAAATTTAGATGAAAAACAGTTTTCGGTTGAACTTGATTTTATGACACGCAGTGTTATAGAAATGGGATTTAATTCTATTAAAGATATAATCGAAGTAAATAAATTAGTGGATGGTAAAGTCATGAATGCTTTATCTCAAGAAGATAAAAATGAAATGATTGAATGGTTAGAAAAAGATGCTTTACCCTTTTATGAATCACAAAATATGATAGATAAAAAAGGAGAAGTTCTTAATCTACTTAAAGAAATTAAATGAAAATATTCGTAGAAATTGGGTGTTGTTATTTTGATACTCTTTACCATTTATTAGATGAAGGGTGGGTTGGATATATGATTGATCCTGTTGGAGAATATTTAGATAAAATTCCACAACGGCCAGGCTTAACCAAAATAGAATCTGCAGTTACGTCTCAACGTTTATATAAATCTCCTTCTTTAGGACTAACATATGCTACTGAACAACATTGGAAAGATTTTGATGAACAAAACCAAAAAGATTTTCATGGAATGGGCAGCACACAACCCTTTAGAACTGGTCTTAGTTTGGGTAAATTAGGCAGATATAACCCTGGAGATGTTCAAACAAAAATTGTACCCGCAATATCATTAAATTGGTTTATAGACTATTTTAAAATACCAAAAATTGATTTGCTTAAGATAGATACCGAAGGTGCCGATTTTGATATTTTAGCCTCTATAGATCTTTCAAAAATTGAAGTAGATGAAATAAGAATTGAACATAAACATTATGATGACATATTCATGAATAAGTATTTTAAAATGAATGGTTATGAAACACAATTTGATCCTAATGATTGGTCAACAATAATAGCTAAAAAAATTAGATAATGAAATTAATGATTTTGGATGATTTTTATCCTAGACCTTATGAATTAAGAGAGTTTGCTCTCAAACAAGATTTTAATATTGACGGAAATTATCCTGGGTATCGTACTCGTTCATTTTTGAAAGATATAGATTATCATGTTGGAGTTGGTCCTAATCCTTCAGAAACAAAAGATTATCAATCTACTATGATGCAAAAAATAGCAGATGTAATTAGGCCACTTGAAGGTGAAATTACATGGTGGGGTGATGAAGAATACACTGGTGCTTTTCAATATACAACTGCTAAAGATAGAAGTTGGATTCATGTTGATCAGGTTACTCAATGGGCGGGAGTTTTATATTTAACACCTTTTGCTCCTGTATCTTCAGGTACTGGTTTATTTAAACATAAATTAACAAACTGGACTACTGAACCTTATTTTGATAATGGGGAAATAAATGAAAATCTAAAGAATTTAATATATGAAGATGCCCATGACATGACTAAATGGGATATACAAGCAATGGTTGGAAATATATTTAATAGATTAGTATTATACCGAGCAAATCAATGGCATCAATCATTAGATTATTTTGGGAAAGATATAAATGATGGAAGATTATTTATGACTTTCTTCTTTAACACAAGACACCCTATGAAGTAGGTATGAAAAAACTTGGATACACAAATTTAAACTATTATATTTATGACAGGGGTTACAAGGAAGCAAGGGGATGAGAGAGGGGATGTGAGACCGGGGGTTGAGGTGATAACGTTTACATTGGATGGGTGTCGGGCGTGTAGTGAACTGAAGGAGATGTTACACAAGGAGGAAATTGATTTTAAGAATATTAGTGTTGATGATAATGAAAGATTAGGTGATGCTTTAGAACGTGAATATCTTACTGAGTATTATCCTATTGTTCAAGTAGTAAATAAATCGACAAAGTCTCCATATTACATTTTCTTAACCAATTCCCAACTTAAAGGATTTAAAATTGTAAAATGGGATACTATTCCTGAATTAATAAAAAAATTAAAAAATACATTATATGAGATATAAACAATTAGTTTCGGACAAATTAGAGCAAGTAGTTAACAAATTAAACGTTTTGAGAAATAACATTACGTTTAATGATCCGAATGCGGCAAAACAAAACATTGAAGAGTGTAAAGAAAAAATAGAAGAAATCCAAACCCTAGTAAATACTGAGTTCGATGATAACAGATAAAATTAAAAATTTATTTAAAAAGAAAGATCATACATTTGAAGTTATATCGGTTCAACCCGGTGTATTAGAATTTGGTAATGTAGATTTAGCTAAGAAGATGTTACCTACTTGGTTTAAGGATTTACCTCCTACCATTTCTATAGAACATCAATATCCTCTTAATCATACTTTTAGAAATCATAAAATATCAACTGTTAAGTATTGCCCGGCGTTACAAGAGATTTATACTAAAGGTATTATTGTTACTGCATGGTGTGATATGAAATTAGCAATACACCCAGATGGGGTTGTGGATATGTTAACAGCAACACCCATACCCTCAAAAGAACCAGGTAGTCATCATTTATACCATCAGAGAATTGGGTGGATGAAAAATATGACTCATTACAAATTACATAGTCCCTATTGGTTTAAAACATCATATTATAGAAGATGGTTATTTAGTGGTGCTTATCAACATAATGAAGATTTAATTAATAATAATATTTACGTTATTAATGGAATCATTGATTTCCATACTCAGCACGGAAATGAAATAAATTTATTATTCCCAATAAAGGATGAAACATATTTTATTGATTTTAAACTAGGTGATCCATTAGTGCATTTATTACCTTTAGATGAAGATCCGATAAAGATTAAAAAATCTTTAATTTCTATGGAAGAAGAAATAAAACTTCGCACACCTCACCCAATGTTTAGTGGTAATCTTAAATTATACAAATCTAGGATTTCTAACAAGTAGCCATATTTATTATAGACTAAAACACTCAAACAAATGGCTTTCAGTGCTACCGATTGGAGAAATAGAATGAATTTTTATGATGGATATTATACAACATTTACTTTTGGCGCTCTAGGTAATGCCCAAGGTAATAGAACATATCGTATTGATACATACCAAGCTTATGACAGTCAAGTAAATGGACAATATAAACAATGTAGTACCAATTATAATACTCCTTGCGTAGAACCATTTTATACTTATTCATCATGGATTGTTTATTATAATTTTTATGCGAGTTATCAGACTGAATTTGGATACTTCATTTCTAGTTATTTCACTTCAGGAACTTATAATAGCGGAAACTGGTACACATATTGGGGAGCAAATACATATGAAGTAGCATTGGGAACAGCGTATGTACCTGCCGGTGTTTATTATTCTACATCCAATTTTAGTGGTTTCCCTGGTTTCTACTACGACGAATATACTGATTATACTCTTAGTTTTGGTGGAATATCATCAATATCCCCAACTACTTTCTATAATTATAAAAATGGTCCATATTTAAGTTATTATCAATATAGTTTAAGTAGTGGATATAATACTAACTATCCATATCAAGTTATAGGATACTCTTGTTAAAATTAAAATTAAAAATAATATGAAATATTTAAAATCCCCAAATAATAAAACTTACATTCAGTGGAATGTTACAAGTGGCTCAGGATTTTTCTCAGTTGCTACTCAAAATGACGAATTATATCCTTCAGGAAGTGAACAACCTGCAGGAAAATTTATTCAAATTTCTTATTTCTCAGGTTCACTTGAATCTGGAAATCCAGTTGGTCATGCAATGTTTCAATGGGAAGGTCAGGGTATAAAAAATCCAAATTATGTAGAAATTACTAAAGAAGAATATGATTCTTTTGTACTAAATGCATGTGATAATGTTCAAAATAACTGGCCTACAGTTTAATTAAAATGATATGAAAAATAAGGTTATATTAATAGCAAAAAAAGATTGTCATTTTTGTGAGGTATTAATGGTTGAATTAACTGAGATTCATAAATTAAAACCTTACATTATTATGGATCATGTAGCCCCTGATTTGTTTAATGATTTTTCTAAACATTTTGGTATAAAAAGATATCCTGCTGTTCAAATTGATACCGGAGAAGAATTTATTACTATTCATATGGATAAAAACCACCCAGGAAATGATCCAAAGTATATACTTGTGGAAAATATTGAATATATGTTGAATAAAACATTAGAATTCATTTCAGAATAAATTTGGTTACCCCAGTAGCAGGACGTATATTTATATATAATTAAATACGTTATGCTACAAGCCGAAGAAATAAAACAAAACTGGGATAATTTCCTATCAATAATCGATACGCATATCACTGGCGAACGCAAAGATAAGCTACTCGAATTTTACAAGCAATACGAAGACAGATTCGTGTTGCTTCCTGCTTCTCATAAGAAAGCTTATCACAATTGTTTTCCTGGTGGTTATATAGACCACGTAATTAGAGTAGTTGATGCTGCTCTTAAATTAGATGAAGTTTGGAGAAAAATGGGTATGGTAAATACCTATACAACTGAAGAATTAGTATTTTCTGCCATTAATCATGATCTAGGTAAATTTGGTACTCTAGACCAACCATCAGTTTTTGATAATGACAACGATTGGGAAATTAAAAATAGAGGTGAATTATATAAGTTCAATACTAATATTACTTACATGTCTGTTCCAGATAGAAGTTTACACTTACTATTCTCAATTGGTGTTACAATGAGTGAAAATGAATATATTGCTATCAAAACCCATGACGGAATGTATGACGATGCAAATAAGTCTTACTTACTATCTTATATGCCTGAAACTAAACCACGTTCATCTTTGCTTTATGTTTTACATCAGGCAGATATGATGGCGGCTCGTATTGAATACGAAACAGAGTGGTTACCAAAATTAATGAGTGGTAAGTCTTCAAAACCAGCTCCTAAAAAAGAATTTGTACTTAACAAATCAGGTCAATCAGCCCAAAAGCAAAAAGCAATGAAAACAATGGGTAATGATAATTTAGCTAACATTTTAAAAAATATATAACATGATTTGGGGAATAATATCTATCCTACTTTGGATAACAACCATTATATTTTACATTATTCGTAATTTACTTATTAAAACAGAGAAATTAGAACGATTAGTAGAAGAAAGAGACATCTACATTAATAATTTAGACGCAGTAATAGAAGATATTACTAAACGTCTTCAAGAAGTTGATAACAAAGGTACATTTGCTAGTGATGATGAAGTAGGATTTTTCTTTAATAGTTTAAAATCGATGTCTGAAACATTAAATACGTATAAAATTAGAAGATAAGAATGGCAAAAAATCCAATAGACGATTTGTTAAAAGACGAAACCGTCGCCCTCACAAAACGAGGAACAGTACGTAAACGTAAACCAAAAGAATCAAACATTTATTTTACTAGTGATACTGAGGAAGCAATTTTAGAATATTTAAGAACTAAAAATCCTACTAAACGTAATGAAATATTTAATAGTAGAATTGATTATGCTTTCCACAAATTAGCGGAAAATATTATTCATACGTTTAAATTTTATTATACAGAAGTAAATACAATTGATGAATTAAAGCATGAAGTAGTAGCGTTTTTACTTGAAAAATTACACTTGTATAAGCAAGAAAAAGGTAAAGCATATTCGTATTTCGGTACAATTGCTAAGCGTTATTTAATTTTATACAATAATGCTAACTATAAGAAGCTAAAGGAAAAAGCTGCTGTAGATGAAATAGATGAAGATAAGTCTATTTTAATCGAGCTTACAAACGAGGAAACAAATAATACTTCACTAAATGCATTTGTCGACTATTTTGTAAAGTATGTTGATAAACATTTATTTGAACTATTCCCTAAAGATGATGATGCTCGTACAGCTGATGCCGTTGTTGAATTATTTAGAAAACGTGAAAATTTAGACATATTCAATAAAAAAGGTATATACATCTACATCAGGGAAATAACGGATCAATCAACCCCTCAAATTACTAAGGTAATTAAACGTTTAAAATCTATATACAAACAGTTATTTTCTGAATATCTAGAACATGGGTATGTTAAAATATAACGAAAAGTCCTATAAACTTATATTTATTGACAAATACGTTTATGGATTTTAATCAAGTAACACTGTTCGGGAATAAAACATTCGCCGACTTACTTAAGGAAATATATACTAATTCTAAGGATAAGGAAAAACAAATTTCTGCTCTAATTCAGGGTTTGAAACCGTTGATCGAAACTCCTGGCGATGCAACCCTCATTGTTCCATTGATTAAAGAATATATGGAAATTGCCGTTAAAAACGATGAAGCCTTAATTAAAATGGCAGGTATCGTTCAACGTGCTATGATGAATGCGGGAGCAAACGAGGATTTACTTTTAAGTGACGCCGATAAGGAAATGTTATTTAAGAGTTTAGATGATTTGGGTTCAAATGTTAAACAAACTGAAATAAAAGAAGCAGATGGCGTTAGGTCCTAACTTTGGTAATGTTGTAGGTGGTGAATCATCTGGTAAAGGTGGTGGAGGTACTACGTCGTACTTCCCCGCTCGTGTTAAAGAGGTAGTTACTAGTGATTCAACAGATCCTAAATCTTTATTCGTACAGAATGGAGGTTGGGCATCTCTTGGTTTTATATCATTTCACCCACTATTTGGTCCTGTTGATGGTAACGATAAAGGTAACTTAATTGCTAAACCTTTATTTGGTAACTTTACTCAAATCCCATTAGTAAATGAAATAGTATTAATACTTCAGGCACCCAACATTTTAAATGACGATCCCCAATCCCAACAATTCTATTATTTAACTACAGTTAATATATGGAATAGTTCCCACCATAATGGATTCCCTGATTTACAAAACTTATCTGCAAACACTAAGCAAACAATGCTTGCTGATTATAGTAAGGTAAGAGCAGGGGTAAAAATTAATCCTAGTAATGAAATTAAACAATTAAATCTAGGAACTAAATTTATTGAAGATCCTTCTAAAGCAAGAAACTTAATCCCTCAACAGGGTGATATGATTGTAAGTGGTCGCTTTGGTAATAGTATTCGCTTATCACATACTGCTAAAACAGATAAATCATCAAAAGCTTTAAATACATGGAGTGTATCTGGAAGTAATACTGACCCAATTACTATTATCCGTAATGGTCAACGAGAATTACCACCATCACTTCCTAAATGGTTACCAACAACTGAAGACATTAACTTAGATGATTCTTCTATTTGGTTAACTAGTGGTCAAGAAATTAAAATTGATTTTGCTTCAAAAAATCTACGTTCATATAAGATGGCAACATCAACACCTGCTGCTGATGTAGTAAATGTTCCTAATATTGTTATTCAACCTCAAACAGTAGATGCTAAAAATGCAGATAAAGAATTATTAGACGAAGCACAAAATAAACAAAAAGCAACTACTCAAGCTGCTTCAGATGTTGCTGCAAAAAATAATACCGCTACAGCAAATGGTACTGCTGTTTTGATTGGTAGCTCTGGAACATCAGGTACTCAACAAGTTACTCCTCAACGTTATGTTTATGACATTCAACAAGTTGGTTTTAATAAGTTTATTGTAGTATATGAAAATGTGGTCACACCACCATTAACTATTTCTGTTAAAAAATCAATATACACTGGACCTGGTGTAAATTTATCTACTCCAAACGCTGAATTAATAACAAAAGCAAAATCAGAATTATTTTTAAAATTAGGACCTGCAATAAACGGTATGCAACCAGTAAATACAGGAACTCCTACAGCAACAAATCAAGCTGTTTCTGAAGCTAAAGGTTCATCTGGTACTGCAGGTAATGCTCCTGTAGAAACACCAGCAGCATCAGGATCTAAAGATAATCCTCTTACTCCAAAACAATTACAAGATACAGGAATGCCTGGTGAAGAAGTTAACAGTGTTGTTTATCAAACAGATTATGCTGAAACAGAAACGGTAACTGACGTTGCTGTATCTGCTGCTCAAGCAAAAGAAATTGAAAAACAAACACAAGGCACATCTTACTTTAATAATGCAAATGTCCAAATCACCTTCCAAGGTGGAAGCAATATTGTAAGTCCAGGCAATGCTCTAGAAATGGCTTTAGCAATTAATCCAGCTAATAAGAGTCTACCTATCATTAACTCATCATTACCAGTATTTAATAAAAACGGAACTGCCCACCAAGATATTAAAGCAGTAACAGGTATTCCTCTTTCTGAACCATTCTGTGCTGCTGGAATTTCTTATTGCTTTAAGAAGGCACAAGCTGCAAATACAGCAACAAAAGGAATTGCATGGGGTGTAACTTGGAGCTCACAAGGTATATATGAACAAAAACAATCACAATTTATTCAATTAGCATATCCTGCCGATATTACTCCTAGTGGGTTAACAGCTGCAGGTTCTGCTAAATTAGCTCCACTCGGTGGGTGGGGTGGTGCTTGTTTTGCTTGGGGACAAGGAGCAGGAGGACAAGGACATATAGGAATGTTAGTTAAAATATCTGGTGATACTTTATACACTATAGAATTTAATACAAGTGCAGGTTCTGGTGGCTCACAAAGTAATGGTGGTGGATTATTCTTAAGAAAAAGAAAAATTCAATTAATGGCTGTTGGGGGTAGGAAATTAGCTAGTACTAAAGGTCTTGTTGATATAGATGGAAAAAAATATTTTAATTACTTTGGATTTGTAAATACATCAAATTTGATAGGAGGTTCATGGGCCGCTCAAGGTTTAGCTAGAGATATTACTTTACCTTCTGTAAAAGGTGTTAATTTAAATGATTTAAAAATATACGGCTAATGGCATACTCACCCGAATTATTATATAAAGGTAATCAAGTAATA